CATGGACACCAAGGAGTTCGAGGGTGGCACGTTGTACGTGACCACCGCCGGCTCGGCCGCCAACTTGTCGGAGCTGTCAGCGCGCTACGTTTACGGCGATGAGATCGACCGCTGGGAGGTGGACATCGGCGAGGAGGGTGACCCTATCGAGCTGGCAGAAACCCGGGGCAGTACCTTTGGCCGCAACGCCAAGTTCTACTTCTCCAGCTCGCCGACTATCAAGGGCGCATCGCGAATCTCCGACCTGTTCGATGGCAGCGACCAGCGTCACTACTACGTGCCATGCCCGACGTGTGGGCACATGCAAATCCTTGAATGGGAACGGCTGCACTACTCGATGGACTTCAGCGTGGTGCACTACCAGTGCGCCGGGCCTGAGTGTGACGTGCTGATCGAGGAGTACCACAAGGGCGAGATGCTCGCCAAAGGCGAATGGCGGGCCCACGCCGAAGGCGACGGCGAAACCGTTGGATTCCACCTCAACGCGTTGTATTCGCCGCTGGGTTGGATGGACTGGAAGTCGCTGGCCAAGCAATTCGAGAAAGCAAAAAAGGCCCAGGCCAAAGGCGATCTTGAGCCCATGCAGGTGTTCTACAACACCCGTCTCGCGAAGGTTTGGGACGCGGCGCAAGAGCAGACCAAAGCAGACGTCCTGAGGCAGCGGGCGCGGTTGGAAGGATACAGCCTTGGCTCAATGCCAGCGGCGGTGATGATGATCACCGGGGCCGTCGACGTTCAGGCCAACCGGTTGGAATTCATGGCCATGGGCTGGGGTGCCGGCATGGAGCGCTGGGTTATTGATTTCCAGGTAGTTTCGGGCGATCCCGCAGACGAACGCACCTGGGCGGCGCTGGATGAATTGCTCAAGGCCAAATACCGCCATCCATGCGGGGTTGGCTTGGGCATTCTGGCCACCGCTGTCGACTCCGGCGGTCACCACACCGATGAGGTTTACCAGTTCTGCCGTGTTCGTCGCTGGCGCAACGTGTTCGCCATCAAAGGTGCAAGCAAACCCGGCAAGCCGGTCATTGCTCAACGCCCCTCGATGGTCGACGTGACCTGGAAAGGCCAAACCGAACGCAACGGTGCTGAGCTGTGGTTCGTCGGTACCGACACGGCAAAGGACTGGATCTACAACCGCTACCCGTTCGAGTCCGGGCCGGGTGCGTTGCATTTTGCCAATGACCTGCCGGAGGACTTCTTCGATCAGTGCGTCGCAGAGCGCAAGGTCGCGCGCTACGTGCGCGGTCACAAGCGCATCGAGTGGGTCAAGGGCAAAGCCGAGCGCAACGAAGCGCTCGACCTGATGGTGTATTGCCTGGCCATGGCGCATTACCTGGGCCTGAATCGCTACAAGGAACACGACTGGGAGCGCGTGCGTCAGTCCCTGGCGCAATCCGGACTGTTTGACGAAGCCCTGGGCATCAAGCCCGTTCAAGGCGAACGGGTCGACAGTCCTGGTCCAGCAACACCGACTCGGCAACCGGTGTCATCACCCGCTGTTTCGGTCGTGCAACCGCGCCCAGCAACACCACCTCAACGCCGCAGTTCCGCCAGCGGTTACCTGAAGAGACGCTGATATGTCATTTACCCAGAAGCACCTCGACGCGGTTGAGGCGGCCATCGCACGCGGCGAGAAAGTCGTCCGCTACACCGATCGCACCGTGGAATACCGCACCGTCGACGAGCTGCTCAAGGCACGCGAAGAGATTCGCACGTCGCTGATCAGCGCCGCTGGACCACGCTCTCGCGTGGTCAGGCTGTATCACGGAGGCAAAGGAGTCTAATGGCCCGTCACTTTCCTACGCTCTCCCGTAACGGATTCGTGTTGCCGTCGAACATCAAAGCCAGTTACGAAGGCGCCGGAGAGGGCCGCCGTTCCACTGGCTGGGATGCTCCCGACAACGGGATCAACAGCATCAACACCCCAGCCCTGCGCAACCTGCGCTCCCGCTCCCGGGCAGCGGTTCGCAATGATCCGTATGCCTTCAACGTGATCGACAAACGCGTGAGCAATCTGATCGGCACGGGCATCACCCCTCGGCCGACCACTGACGACGATGCGTTACGCAAGTTGCTGCAGGAGCTGTGGGGCGATTGGGTCGATGAATCGGATGCGGATGAACGCACCGACTTCTACGGCCAGCAGGCCTTGGTAGCGCGCACGGTTGAAACCTCTGGTGAGTGCTTTGTGCGACTACGACCGCGCAGCCTGGACGAGGGTTTGGCGGTTCCGCTGCAGCTACAGATTCTGGCGCCGGAGTTTGTCCCGCACGACAAGTACGAGAGCACCAAATCCGGCAACGTTATCCGCGCCGGGATCGAGTTCAATCCCGGCGGCAAACGGGTGGCGTACTGGATGTACCTGTCACATCCACGCGACGCGTCGTCGTTGAACGCCGGCTACAACCAGCTGGTGCGGGTGCCGGCTGCCCAGGTGCTGCACATTTTTGAACCGGTCGAGCCGGGTCAGCTGCGCGGCGTGCCGCGATTGTCGCCGGTGCTCATGCAGAACGTCTGACGGGGATCTGCTGGACACCATCTGCCATAACTTCTATGGCCACCTCAACGGCAGCGTGGAGGCGGTCCTTGATGCCAATCAGGGGCTGGCCGATGAGCCCCAGCCGTACCGCGAAGGCGTGGTAATCGTGCTGCCGGATCTGGCGGCGCCCGCCCAGGAACAAGTCACCTTGTGGGACTGACGCCGTACGGAGCGCTTGCCGGCGAATCCGTTCGTTACGCGTAACGCTCCACTCCCACCCTGAGCCCGCCTTGTGCGGGTTTTCTTTTGGAAAAAATCCATGACCCCCATGTTTCGCATCGTGGCCGATGGCGCCGATATCACCGGCCTGATCAACGATCGGCTGATTCAGCTCAGCACCACCGACAAGCCGGGCATGAATTCGGACACGTTCGAACTGCGCATTGATGACCGTGACGGGCTGGTGACCTTGCCTCGGCGCGGCATCGGGATCGAGGTCTACCTGGGCTATGCCGAGACGGGGCTGGCTCGCTTGGGCCGCTACGTGGTCGACGAAGTCACGGTGTCCGGCCCGCCGGATACGATCGTGATCAAGGGCAAGGCCAGTGACATGCGCGGCAGTGGCAAGACCGTGCGTAGCGGGAGCTGGGAGGACGTGCCGCTGTCGAATATTGTCGGCGATATCGCCGCGCGTAACGGTTGGTCGGCGGGGTGTTCGGTGTCGACCAAGGTCGCCCGGGCGGACCAGCTCGGCGAATCCGACTTCAATTTCATCACGCGCCTGGCTAAGCAATACGACTGCACGGCCAAGGTCGGCGATGGCAAGTTGTTGGTGATGCCGCGTCAGGGCGGGCAGATGGCCAGCGGCAAGGCCTTTAGCGCAATCACCCTGACGCGTCAGGACGTGAGCCGCTGGCAGTTCAACCTGGGCGATCGCAACACGCACAAGTCGGTCGGGGCCAAGCATCAGGACAAGAAAACCGGAAAGCTGGTGGTCGTGTCCCTGGACAATGACGGCCTGCCGGCCGGTCTGCCGGCGGTGCATACCGACCGGCATATCTACCCCAACAAAACCGCCGCCGAATCCGCCGCCAAGGCGCGCTTGGCCGCGTTCAACCGATCGAGCGCCGGCGTGCGTTTTGAGATGCCCGGCCGCACGGACCTGTTTGCCGAACGCTCGATCATTGCTCAGGGCTTCAAGGTCGGCCTCGATGGCGAATACCTGACCGACTCAGTCGAGCAGGTTTATACCCAAGCCGGCTGGTCAACCACCGTCGAATGCAACGGCGGCAAGACGGGCAAGGCCAGTGCCAAGGGCAAGAAACAGAAAAAGGAGGCCAAGCCGCTCAAAGTCGTGACCCTGTAACCGCGCAGTCGCGCATCCCAATCCGCCGCGTGCGGTTTTTTTATGCCTGGAGTTTGTATGGCCATCACCCAGCAACAGCTACAACGCATCATGCCCAACGCCCGCCGCCAAGCGGGCGTTTTTGTATCCGCCCTCAACGCCGCCATGGCGCACCGGCAAATCAATACGCCCAAGCGCCAAGCGGCGTTCCTGGCCCAGGTGGGGCACGAGTCGGGCCAGCTGCAGTACGTCCGTGAGCTGGGTGGCGAGCAGTACCTGAGCAAATACGACACCGGTAACCTGGCCGCGAAACTGGGCAACACACCCGAAGCGGACGGTGACGGTCAGCGTTATCGCGGTCGTGGCTTGATCCAGATTACCGGGCACAACAATTACTTGCGTTGCAGCTTGGCGTTGTTCGGTGACGAGCGATTGCTGCGCACCCCTGAGCTGCTGGAATTGCCGCAGTGGGCCGCCGAGTCGGCCACGTGGTTCTGGTGGGTGCGAGAGCTGAACACCCTGGCCGATCGAGATGAGTTCGAAGCGATCACCCGCAAAATCAACGGTGGCCTCAATGGTTTGGCAGATCGGCTGGAGTTGTGGGGCCGGGCGAGGGCGGTGCTATGCATCTCGTCGACCTGATACCGACGCCGTATCAAATGTTCGCCAAAGGGATGCTGCTGGCCGTGTTGGCTGGCGGATCGGCTGCGTTAGCGTGGCAGGTCCAGGACTGGCGCTACGGCCAGCAGCTGGAACAGCAAGCCCGGCTGCTGGCGGAAAGCCTCAACCTACAAACGCTGGCGGCGGCGACCCAGCAACAAGCCGAGCAGGACAAGCGCCTGGCACTGGAACAGCGGCTTGCAGCCAGTGAACAAACCCAATACCGAGTTTTGAGCGATGCCCA